TAACATTATCCAATGTGTAACTCCCAGCTAATACACTTGGACTCTTTATTTCTAATATATTAGAATTATTTTGTATTGTAGAATTTGTTGTAGATAAATTTATACCTAATTCTTGCAAATTTTTATAATTACCTTTATTATTAAAAATATCATCTGTTGTGCTAGTTCCAGGACAAACTAATATGATTTCGTTATTTTTTATACTTACATTTATTGGTCCAAGTTCCAATTCCATATTACTAATGATATTTCTTTTGAAGTTGTCGTTAGCCTCTTGGAAAGGTATTGATCTCATGAATTTATATTGAGAGCTTATCAATAAAGTATCTTTAATATTATATTTAAAAATATAATCTAAAGACTTATCTTGAACATTAATAAAATCTTGAAAAGAACTATGAAGTCTAATTGTATGTGGCAAAAGATGAAATGGTACATTTTCTTCCAGTATTTTTGTAAATTCTATAATTTTATCATCTGATAGTTCTTCGATTTCCACTTCTATGTTATATTTACTAGACAAACAGTGATAACAAGGTTCAGTGAAATACTTATCTATGTCACATGCATTAAAAGAATCTCTTAATGAACCATTGTACTCTTCCATGTTATAAGCATTTTCTGAATACGGAAATTTAGTCCTAATTTTACCGAAAGGAAAATAGTCAAAAAAAGGATGTTTTTCATTGATGATAATGTCGAACATTGCATCATTCTCTTCTATAACCCTTGTATTCCAGTCGATAGGAGGAAATTCTTGATCAATACTTGATCGTGTGTCTGATATAGGTAATGACAATGTGTATAAATCAATAGTTTCTTCTTCATAATTTGGATATTCAGTATGTTGATATATTATACGAATATTGTCATTTAGTTTTAATTGTATTGGGTCTTCATTCAATGAATCTCCGATCCATTCGAAAGTCCCATCTGAATTAACATTAATATAATCAGATGTTAATTCGTTCCAAGAACCATCTTCTAATTCAATAAAAAGTTTAAAAACATCTTGATTTAGTGGTAAGATAGGTTCGTATTTGAGTTTAAATTCGTTCGTAAGATACGTGAATTTTTCTTGACAAGAATATTTAGACTTAATTTGCCAAAGATTGGTAAATTTTACTAATCTCATTCCAGCATAATCTAAATTAGATTTAAGACAAGATAATGTACCTTTCTTTTTAAATAGAGGTATAGCTGTTTTTATTTGTGCTTTCCATCTTACAGGATCTTGTGATTTTAATTTAATGTTAAATAAATTAGCTAATAAAGGTAGATATTCTTCATTGGTAGAATTAGGGTCAATCATTCCTAATAATTGATTAGCTTGATTGTCTAAGAATAGAAATAATTTACCAACCGCTTTGTTGTATTCTGTTATTACCTCTGCACTTAAATCGTTAGAAGAAAATTTTTCTAAAATGTGTTTTGGAAGATATCTTTCCATCAACATATCATATTTATCATCAGGTACGGTTTTCTTAGGATTAGAAACTGTAAGTTTATTATCTGGGAAAACTGTGAATTTTTCGTGACCAAATAGAGTATCTCCAGCAATTAAAGGTTGCCATTCCCATGTTAGAAAATAATCTCCTTCTTTTCTAAAATCACTATTCCAGTCAAAGTAAAAAACGCCCACATCTGATTGTGACAACACATTATTATTTGCTACAGAAGATTGTTCTAAACTAGGCACCTGATTCAAATCTAGCCAAGCTGGGTTTTCTAAACCTAAATTGATAACATTTGAAACCGAGTTATAATACCATTCTTGTGTTGATTTACTATCTTCGAGTTTGTTTTTTATTCTTTCTAATTCTGCAATTTTGTCGCTAATGGCTTCTGGAGTATTTTCTTCTAAAGCTTCACAAACTATATCTTTGTAATCATTAAATTCTTTTTCTAAAGTAGGATCATAATAATGGTCTTGATAGGAAGATATATTAATACCCCCAGGTATTCTTTCTATAAAAGATACTTTTAAGTTATTTATTTTATAAGGAGTAATCAAACAGCCATAACTATCAAAAGTTTTAATTTCTAGCCTGATGACATCACTAGTTTTAGGATCATTTTTATGTAATACTGAATTCATTTTACTTGTAAGTTAGAGATATAGTTAAAGATCCTGGTCTAATAATTTGATTAAATTTAGAAGAAACGTAATCTCCTGAATTAGAATCATCGTTAGTTACAAAACTAAGATCAAAATCTTGTACTCTAACTAAGTCTGATAATGCTTTAATTAATTCTGATGATTTCAAATTTTGACCATAATTCCAATTGTTTATATCAAAAAAGGAGTCTACTCTTCTCAATATTTGTTCTCTTATTTCAGGTTCAAATTTACGATAAAAAATATCTGTAATTGCTTCCACAAAAATATCTACTTCAAGAATCTCACCATCTTTAATACAAATTGTTTGATTCAACATCTTATGTTCATCAATATAATCATATAATTTGGTTTTTAAATCATCTGATGCTTTTGCTAAAACCCCATTTTCTTGTTTTGCCAACACATATAAATCAATAATATTTGCAGCACAGCCATGATGTCTTAGAGTAGCAGTAGATTTGCCGATTTGTCCATGGTATGGTGTTACAAATTGATCTGCTAATATCTCGAAATCCTCACCAGTAACTGCTCTGTCTTGGGTTTTAAGATAAACAGGTATTTGCCTTTTTATTGTCTCAATCGTATCACCATCGTAACCATATTCACCTTTAGTGTAATTTCTTAATGTAACAGGAATAGAAAATTCTAATCCTGTTACATTAGCTTGTCTCTGAGTTTCTATATATCCAGAAACAATATTACCTCTTATTCCTCCTCCAATTCTATATTCAATAGATATTTGAGATCCAGAAGAAGGTATCATTCCACCTTTATTATTACCAAATTTGACAAATGCACTATATTCACTATCAAATTCTACCATATATTCTTTCCTTGGTGAAGATTCAGAAAAGAAATCAACTTTATTCCATATGATTCCATCAACCCTTAATCTTATCGAGTCATAAATGACTGGTGAATTAGCTAATTCATAAGACTGATACGTTTCACCATTTGCAGAGAAATCATCAACTCTCGTTTTGCCTTCTAATCCAACAATACTTGTGTTTTCTGAAGAACCTGCTGGAATAACAATATCTCTATCAAAGATAGGATTATTACTAGAATCAGCAGGGTATAATTCGATTGTGATTGGTCCTTCATCAACTGTGATGTCAATAGGTAATCCAGAAATGATGGTTACATCTTGGTCTTGGACACTATTTAACGTAGCTGCCCATAGACTACGTGAAGCAATAGGTGGAGTTGGTTGATAACCAACCAGTTTAGCTAATCTAAAAGCATTTTCAAGTTCTGTCACCGAATCAATGTATATTTCTCCAAATTGTTGATCCATTTTAAAGGATAATAAATCAGCTATAAAAGCATTCATTTCTATTAACATTACTGCAATAGAACCTTCAGAGAAATCATTAAAGGTATTTGGTAACACAGTACCTTCTGAACCAAATCTTTCTTGTAAGAATTGAACAAGTCTGGCTCTAAGAGACCAAAACTCCTGATTAGTATAATTTTGATTGTCGATAGGAGGATTTTTAGAATACTTACTTTGAGCAAATGGGTTTATATAGGAAGGTGTGTTTTCGTTCATATCAATTTCCTGTAGGTAATTCTAAATTAATTTCTTCTACATTTGTAATATTATCAAATGTGGAAAATTTTATACTAATAAACAATACATGTGTATCAGAATCTTCAATTCTATTATCAAAATCATTTACATCTAAAGAGGTGTATATTTCTGTAATAACTATTCTAGGCTCCCATTGATTAACAGCAGCTATTATCATTTCTTTTGCTCGAATAGCAGTGCTTATGTCATTTTGATCAAATAGAAGTTCTTTTAAAGGAGTGCCAAAAGCAGGAATCATTACTCTTTCACCTGGATTAGTGAGTAATAAACATAATAAATCTGACTTTATTTGACTAACACCTTTTTTGGTTCTTAAAAAGCCATTTGGGTGTTTAGTTATTGGGTAAGGTAGTCCTAAAATTTCCATATTAATCCGGTGTACCACATCTGTGGAATGGTAATAAATTCAATATACTTGCACATGACTTGGTTGTGTCTGAAGCTGAAGCAAATACTCTGTCACTTGCAACTATTTGTTCATTTCTCATAACCATAACAGGATATATACAAGGAGATACATCTTTATTGCCATCTTCATCATCACAATCTTGACCAGCAGCTAATATAATATAGTCATCTGCCACAAAGAAATGAGTCTCAGCTTTATTATAATATAACTTACAAGAGTAGTGTAAACTATGTTGAGACACCATTAACATATGGTCAGAAGGACCTAAACAGCCCCCTTCACAGAAATCATCACCTTCACCTGCTCCTACAATAGAATAATGATCTCCAACTGACATACAAATATAATCACCACCTGATCTAATAAATATTTGACCACATGCACTATCTTCTTGCATTCTAATTATATGTGGACCACAGCAAGAGTCTTTTTGTGGAGCGAACAATTGTATGAATTGAGACTCTGTTTCTTTTTGGCTATTATAATCAGCCATCATTATTTCTAGTCCATAACCTGACTTAAGCCTAATAAAAGCATCTGTTGCTTCATTTTCTGGTGTTCCACCGTCTTTTCTGCATTCTCCACAATGTTCATTTCCTTCATCACTCATATCAAATGTATGTCTAGAAGTTGTACCCATGTGAATACCTCTTCTATCCCCTGCCTTTTTATCATTACTAGTCCCGTCACAATCACATAACTCAGTGTGATCGTTTAGTTCAATAAAATTACCAGTAGCAGAAGTTAATTTTATTTTATTCTCTTTGCTTCGAACTTTTGTTGTTTCTTCTTCATCATTTAATTCTATACTATGACCAGTAGCACTTACTAAACGTATTTTTCCTTGAAATAAATCAGTACAACCAAAATCAAATGGTTCGACTCCTCGTTTCCAATCAGGTACTCCTTGGGGTTCCTCTACTTTGTCGTCAAACCATAGCGTGTGACCACTTTGAGATAAAACTTGCCATCCAGTCTGTGGGAGTGTTTTGTCATCACAGCGGTTGTTCTGGGGCGTCCCAGGACCCTTATATGGTCTACAGTCACTTTGATGCTTACAAAATGGATTAGCACACTTAGCTTGCTCGCCTTTATCACAAGAATCAGCATCAAAAAGTGCTTTATTATTATCATCACTACAAACAGAAACATCTCCATCTCCACTACCACAACCACAATCAGGATGTGCCCATTGTCCAGCAGGATGGTGAGGATCGTCTTTAAAAATCATAAAGCCACCACCACCAGACTTCATTTCTAATCTACTCCAACGATGATTACATTTATAATTACCATCAACGCCTAACCATGAATGCTTTTGTGGTGTTTTAAAACCATAATGATTAGAAGGAGTTATCCTTTTCTGAGCTTCAGGATCTTCTTCAAAATCTGCGATGGAATCAATATCATAAACATTGTAATTAGAAGTATTCCATGGAGGAAAAACTTGTGAGCTATCATTAGGACCTACTAAATACCCATCTCTTTTACCTTCGTGATATTCATAGTATTCTTCTATATTATAATTCCATTTTCTCTGTCCTGGTTTTCCTCGATCCCTATCCCAAGTCGTGCCTATGTAATAAGCCATTTGTCTGTTTCCTTGCTCAAATAAAAGGCAAACTTTAGACCCAGCGGGTGGTACCCAGAGGCAACCACTATCATCAAAACCACCCATACTTGATACGGGATAAGCCCATGGTAATTTTTTTATAGGTGTTTGAGGATCATGCATCAAAGGACTAAAAAATCTAATCCTACCAGTTGTATAAGGATCTTCGGTTTCAACACATATTGCTGTATGTATCCCAAACATTGTATTAGCTTGAGCAGGAATTTTCCATTTACTTTTCATTTCGGTTTGGACAAAAGTTTTTGTGCTATAACCTAATTCTGAAAACCTTGCTTCTATGTCGATTAATCTTTGTTCCAAAATTTGGAATTTATCGGTAATTGATGTATTTTGCATAATTTTTTATTAACATAAATTTCTAGGAGTGTAGCCACCTGAACCAGAACCACCCAGTGGATCTGATTTTGATATTTTAATTCCAGGTGCGGCTAAATATAATTTTAAAACGGTCACATAAGACCCTTCTTGAATAGAGTGATTAATTCCCTTAATCATCCAATTTTTATTACTTAATATAGGATTACAACCAGGAGAAGCTAGCCAATCACCACAAGAAGAACTTTGTCCTAAAATATGAAAAGGATTTATAGCAACTATGGAAATAAATTTTCCAATACATTGTGCAATATTAATAAATACAGGTCGTGGATCGCCAATTATTCTCAAGTCTGCCTCAATTGGCTCCGATTGAGCACTGAAAATATCAGCATGTTGATGAGCACTTTGAGCTTTATTTGTTTCATTACCAGCATTTTTAAATCCATGTGCTTCAACAGCAAAATCACTGACAATGATTGTTTCTTGAATACCAACATTTTTTCCTTGTTCACTACATGGTTTTCTTCCGTCTTCTTTAAGTTGAGGTTTAGAATCAATCGCACCACCTGCAACACCACCAGAACTTTGTTTGGTGAAACCACCAACCCAATTAATTGTTGGGTTAAACTCTAATACGTTACTACAACCGCCAGCATTTACCAAAAATGTGCCTACTGATGTATCGCATAAAGATGTTTCATTACATTCATTTGTTAGATCTTCCCATAAAACTAAAGTGTTAGGTTTTGTACTATCCATAATTAACACAATTCCTTTATCGTTCGATGTATTAAATGATTCTATCCAACTTGAAATTACCGACAGACGATTTAACGAAGAAGCTTTCCATACTCCAGAAGGACCTTTTTCCCCAAATCCTTTCCATTCAAATCCATTGATGCGTTTGCCATCTTTACTTCTTCTTGCAAATTCAACTTCAATAATTGGTTCTATTTTGCATAATTCTTGGATTGCATTTTGTAAAGGCATTGGCTTTCCACTTTCTCCAAAAACAGCATCTTCACGCATAGCAAAAGACACATCTGTTATGCATTTAATATTAATATTGTATTTGATAACACCACCAGACTGATTAATTTCTAAATGCATACCCGTTCCTATAATAGTAGGTGATGTTATTACAGGTGTTGAACCATTACAAGCAGCACTTGTCCATCCCCACTGCATTTCTACTTGCACTTCACTTATATGTGCTTTTTCTGCACATTTTACTATATTGTCTATAAATAACGGAAAAGCCCCACCTTTTTCATCAATAATTTCTAAAGTAGATGTCCAACCATCAGAAAACCCAAATTCGAAAGATTTGATACATACAGTATTATCTAAATTAACAGCAGAATCATTTCCTACTGTTATTTCTAAATCAGATGACTTAAATTTAGCTTTAACCCAAGGAGAAAAAACTTCTGACTGAGCATTATTGTGGGGAAGATTGATTTCTCCACAAACAAATTGTTCTATACATCCTGTCCTACAAACCATAATACCCCTCGTTAAAAGAATTGACTTGGGATACGAATAGTTGTTCCCGCTTTAAATTCCAAAATATCCTTCATGTTATTAGCTTCCATAATTTTCCACCAAAATTCACTTGTTCCGTAAGATTGATAAGAAACTAAATCAGGGCGATATGCAACTCCAGGAGATATTATAGCAATAGAATCTGATGAACTTTCAAAAATTTTCTCAGGTTTGTAAGTTTCAAATGTTAATATTTTACTATCACCATAATAAACAACTTGAGAATTAGCATATCTAGTTGTAGATAAAACAAAATCTTTTGCATCTAAATCTGTATATTCTATGTATCTTTTCATATTACGAAGTACCTAATTCCATGATTCTATCCTGCCCAGGTAAGTTACTGCTTTTATAGACAACTTCCCAAGCAGTGTCTATATCTAATTTATAAGGTAATAAAGTTCTTTCATCCCATGCACAACTTGGATCCGCTTTTAAATTATAACTTTTTAATATCACACACAATGGTTCATCTGCTAAGAAAGCACCACATTTTAATTGGCATATTGGAGGTGGTATAAAAGGGGCTCCGTTTGACCCTTTCCTTGTGTAAACACAACTTTGAATAGCTCTTAATATACTTATATTATAATCAATATCGGTTGGTTTAGTTACAATTAAATGAATAGTAACATTAATAGCTCTATTATCACCACTTGAAAATGTCTTAATTGGATTCGATCTTCCTATGACTATTTCATCATTATAAGTTGCACTTTTAGTATCTGTTATGTCTGGTAGGTTGTTGAAAGTGTAAGTGAAACTACGTTTTAATCCATCAGTGTTTCTACCAACACCTGGTATATTAATATAACATAAATTTGTCAACTCATTTAGAGACCCGCCCTCTGCTGCTTTTGGCATTATTATTCTCCATCATTTATAATATTTTTGTTAGCATTACCACTAGCCTTACCGTATTTTAAATTACCGTATTGAGGAGAATGCATTGGTCGTCTTTTGTCTTTTGTACTATTTACATTATTAGAGTTAGATTCTGAAGATATTACACTACTAGAACCAGTAGGTTTCATATAAGACGCTAGACTAGATATTTCATTTCTAATTGACACTAATAATTCAACCTGTTCCATGGATGATTTTTCGATTGCGACTAATTGAGCACTCTTGAAAGTTTTAGCACCTTCTTTTTCTCCTCTCTTCTTTTGTAGAATTGTATCATCAATATCATGGATAGGACGAGTATGAACTTGCGTCTTATTTGTATTATCGACATTAGACATAGTGTCTAAATTCGAACTTACAACTCTTTGCATAGGGACATTACTACTATTTATCTTATCCTTACCTAAATCTCTAGGCATGTAAGAAGGTATTGTTTCATTTTTTCTTGTTTTAATATCAGATATTTGACTAGTAGATGAAGATAGCTTATTTATAATTTCTTTAGCATTACTATTACTAGTTAAATTACTTGTTTCTTTATTTGTTGTACTATCGAAAGGAAGTCCTTTTGCTTTAATTAAATCAAACATGTTCTTTGGAAGGATCATTTCTCCTTGATGCACAACAGCCATTCCTGTTTGTTGTATTTCTTTAGAACCAGAATCGAAATAACTCAAAGGATTTACTGCGTTAACTACTGCAAGTCCTGTTTCTAGACCTCCTGATACAGCTTTTTTAGCACCTGCAAGGCGTCCTTCTCCACCACCAGTAAATACATCAGCTATTCCTCCAACAACTCTTCCTGATCCTTGTATAACAGAATCTCCTTCCTTAGATCTTCTTTCAGAAGCTGCTTGGTTTGTCTCGGAAAAACCTTGTGTTACTTTAGAAATGGTTTCTCCACCAGGAAGATAACTCATTACCCAATCAAGCAAGTCGGTTACAGCATTTTTGAAACCTTCATATAACTGTCCTGGTAGAGACATGAAGGAATCAATTAACTTTCCAGGAATTGATAGGAATAAGTCTTTCACAAAGGTTATACTATTAACAATATTATTGAACAGGTTAGTGAAAGGAGCAGATATTAAATCAAATGCTCCTTTTAATAATCCCCACAATATATCACCCAATCCAGATAGAGATTGTTTGAACCCTTCTTTTATCATACTCCAATCAAATGAGAAAACACCTTGTATTATTTTGAAGATTCCTCCAAAGTATTCTTGGACACCACCAAATACATTTTTGATCATTTCAGATATAGTTTTTATTGGTTCAAAAATAGATTGAATTATTGCTCCAATAGGACCTCCTATATTATTCCCAAGATTACCTATATAATCCAAAATAGAAGTTCCCATCTCGACTAATTTACCTACAATTTTTATTGGTAACATAGCAAATGCTCCAATAACTTTACCTACCAGCGAAAAAATAATTATTGGTAATTTTGAGAACCAATCTATTATTCCATTAACTAAATCAGGAACTATCGAATTACCTACCAGATACATATAAAGATTATAAAACCAATCTTTCACACCATTAATTGTGTCATATATTGGGGTAAAAATATCATAAAATGGGGCAACTAACATAGCACCATATGCTACTATTGGACCTAGTAATAAATCAAATACACCTCTTAAACCTCCCCATAAAATATTACCAAAACCTTCCCAAATACCTTTCATTGAATTTATCAAACCATCTAAAGCAGCAGATGCTATATCCCAATCACCTGTAAATAAACCATAGACAAGTCCATATAATCCATATAAAGAATTCCAGACAATTCCAACAATACCTGCAATGACTTGTACTGCACCTGTGACGATTCTTGCTACATCTACTATAAGATTTATAAATAATCTAAGCCATGGAATCACATATTGTATTGATAGTGCAATTCCTTTACCTATTATATACCCGAAAGATTTAGCGAATGGTCCTATCACATCCCAAACAGACATGAATATTTTACTAATTTTTTCCAAAACACCAGAAGCTTTATCTATATCAACAATTCCAAACATTTTTCCAATAGAGGATAATAGATTATTAAACACCCCTCCTATTTCCCCAAAAGCATCCCAAAGTTGATCAATAGCAGGCTTGATCATGTTCCAACCTGCCATGAACCCTTCTTTTATTCCACTCCACAAATTTTCTATAATACTTAAAGGGGTGTAAACTATCCAAGATAATATATTTTGTAATGGTTCCTTGATGCCAATAAGTCCGAGAAGTCCAAAAGTGATTGAATCTAAAGCTCCCGTAAAGAATCCTGCATATGTAGATGCGAACTTCATCCCTACAGTAGCTTCTCTCATAGAACCATCTGCATTCTTAAGAGCGTTCGAAAAGACTTTAGGTGTATCTACATAACCTTTCCAAGCTCCCATAGCACCTTCTACAGCCGCAAACAATGCAGTAGCTACACCACCTGTAGCTGCACCTAAAGTTGCTTTTATACCCATCTTACCAGCAACTTTACCACCTACTTTAGATCCGACTTTTCCAGCAGTGCCTATAAGTGTCCAAGGTTTAAGCATTGCACGAGAAAGACCTTTTGTTCCTTTCCATGCTTCCCCACCAACATTTCTGGCACCTCTTGCCAAATTACCTGCTGTAAGTAATTTTGATTTATCTTTTCCTTTCTTTAAAGTTTTCCCTATTGTAGTTCCACTACCTCTAAACACATTTTTAAATGATTCAGCAACAAAACCAATAGATTTACTGATCATTCTAGGTGATTCTTTAGCTATCTTTAAAACATTTGCCCAGAGTCCAACATATGAGCTTCCTATTCCTTTAATTGCTCTTCTTACTAATCTAAAGCCAGAATATAAGCTTTTGGTTATTTGGGTCCAAATTCGACTTCTCAAAGTTGATTTGAAGTCACTAATATTATCAATTGAAACCTTGTAATATTTTTTCATATTATCAAGACCTCGATTGGTATAATTTATTAAATTTGTATTAGACTTTTTATACGTTGTATTTATCAAATCGGAAGTTTTAGACTTAGCCGAATTCATTAAATCAGAAGTTTTGGATTTAGTCAAATTCATTAAATCAGAAGTTTTGGATTTAATTGTTCCAATCTTTGCGGATTGTTGTGCTTGTCTGGTCTTTTTAGCCATATCACCCATTGGTCCACTCATTTGCTCTAGTGGTTTTTCCCAAGGTAATCTAATATTCTTTACGGACTTGGTGACTTTGTTACCAAATTTTTCGGTGGGCGATTTCAAATTAGCTTCTCGTGTTCTAAGAGCAGCGTCACCCATAGCTCCACCAGCTTTTTCAAACGAGGAACTAGTTCTTATAATGGATGTTTTCCTTGCGGATTGTCCCATAGGACCACTTATATCACCCATTGGTGATTTAGGTCCACCTATTGGTGATTTAGGTCCACCTATTGGTGATTTAGGTCCACCTATTGGTGATTTAGGTCCACCCCTCCCCCCTCCTCCAAATGGACCAATAGGAGGAATCCCACCT